AGTCCAGTTATCTTCTGGTAATTGCTCAACCAAAGTCACCTCTCTAAATGACTTTGAGTCAGGACACCAAGCGTACACATGCTTCGTTTCGTCTAAAAATCCTTGTAGTATTTGTGCGGTAGCTTTCCCTACCGTAGGCGCGTCATCTACTGAGTCGACTGGAACGATGACACCATGGTACAGGGGTGCGCCCGTGTAGTCTACACCAAAGGGAACATCTCTACACCAGGCTTTCCAACCTCCAAGCGCCGCCGACCTATGTTCAAAGTCGTCTCTTCCAGAGATAACGACTGCTTCCCAGCCATCACCACTAAGCGCTTCAGCTAACTCTTGGCACCAAAGATCAATGTCTTCTGGTTCGTCTCGTTTTGAGTGGGCTAGGAACCACTGTGATTTACTCATGTCACTCATCAAACATCCTTTAAACTTCGACCCACATCAGCCTCAGCAGTCATGGCAACTTCCCAACCAGGGATGGTCACCGTCATACAGTCCTCGACAATGCGTCGAGCTTCTTCGATTTTCGGTGGTAGCTCTTCTCCTCTCACGGGTCTCCAATCAGGCGGCAACCCATCAGGTAAAGGCATCTCCACAGCAATTGAATCATGACACTGGTGGATCATTCCCGTACCCTTACCCGCATATTCAAACGGGAATGCATTAATAATCTCCTGTTCAGCCAAGCGCATAATCGATGACTCTGCTGCGAGGATAGGGAAGTTCACTACCTCATTTTTCTTTCCGTCTGATAATTGTCCTGAGCGACGACCAAAGACTGGCTCAAACATGTGTCCCTGGTGCTCGTACGTTTGCACCATCTTCTTCCACGCACTCTCCCACTCAGGCTCAGCTTCCAACCACTTGTTGTGAAAGTGCCTTACCTCTCGTGTCTCGAATTTGAGATACGGCATACGCCCATCATCAGTCTCAGTGCTTGTAAGTACTTGCCATACAGTGCTGGGGTCAGCCCAATAAATAGACGCATACCGAAACGTCTTCATGACATCACGCATAGCTTTCGCTTCACCACCTGTAGGCTTGCGATCTAAACTGAACCCATCAGGTCCCCATCCGCTTGCGTTCTTGAAGTCTTTTCCGAACACGTCATAAGCCAGCAGATTGTGCGGATCCTTACCTGTATCGAAACATTCTAGTAATCGAGGGATCTGCCAGTAACACGCAGTGATTCTAAGGTGCGCCTGGTCAAGATCTGCGCCAACCAGTATGCGGCCCGGAGGGGCAGAGAAGATTGACTTTAGGCGACCTTGCCCCTTTCTATTACCGATGTTCTGGAGGTTTGGGCCAGAGCTTGATAGTCTTCCTACACTAGTGACGTGAGCGTTCCAAGTCGAGCGCACTCGCCCATCTCCATGGACCAAACCCTTCTTTGGGTCAAAGTCCCTACGCCTTAGCGGAATCAATACCGTACCTAAAATTTTATTCTTCTCACGCCGATACAGCCGAAGTTCTCTCACAAATGATTCTTGATTATGGTTCAATCTACCCGAAGCTAAATGAGCACGAAGCACCGCGTCTCCAGTCCCAGGCGCACCAGTCTCCGTGTAAAACTCCCTTGCATCCATCGACGCTGGAATGCCCAGACCCCAACGTTCATACAAGAGGGTTCGGATTTGGTCAGCGCTGCCAGGGTTCAACTCGTTCACAGAATCAGCATCTAAGCTTTTAATTCCTACATCTTGTGCTAAACCCTGAAGGGTTTTGTACCTCTTCTTTACTGAGATGTCGTACTCACACTCCAGGTCCATCCTAAGTTTCTGGTCTACCCAGACGCCTGATTTATGCATCCCGACGCACATCTCTTGAGTCGCATGGTCAACTTCGTTTAGGTTCCATGGCCGCTCTATCGGCCACCCTGATGGCTTCAACCCATCTGCAATTGGCTTAAATGCTCCCGCACTTGTCGCCGCATCAATCAGCGGAACAACTATCCGTGCGTTTACAGTTGAGTCGATAATGTTGTATCGAAGAAGCTCAGTGTCATCTTGGCTCCCTGTAGAAATCTTTGTACCCTTCTCTGTTGTCTCCCACCGCTCGACATCTGTCAGCACAGAGCCAACAGTCTTCAAACCTTTCGGTAAGTCTGGGGCGCGAAAGCGCGCGTGAAACAGTGTGTCTACGAGTGGCGTTGGCGTCACGCCAAGTTGTGTCTCGATGACCATGCGGTCATAGTACCCGGCGTTGTGACCAACCCAAACACGCCCATCAGTGAAAGCTTCCCTGAGGATATCAAGAATTTCTTGCTCTTGAGGCGGTGGATACAATCGAGTATGCCCGTCAGTAGATAGAAGCCCCACCCCAATTGCACGTGCGTTTTGAGAAACCGTGTCTCGTGACGCTGACCCCCGTTCATTCAAGTCAGGGATAGCGATGGCAATTGTGCGAAGATTACACTCGAGAGGTTCAATCCCGTCGGTCTCCACGTCATAGGCCCAGAAGGGGGCAGGCTGCGCTAACCATTCCTTAAGCTGTTGTGGTGTAGGATTGATAACTGAGTCAGGCTCAGTCCATCGCAGTGTTCCGTCAAACCAACGAAACGCCTTTGCCATGTCAGAATGCAGCACATGTCGCCAACTTGGGGCTCGTAGGATGAAAGATGGGTGCAACATGGGAAGCAGCTTGCGTGCACCGTTTTCAGGGACCCAGTCCCAGTTGTCGTCAATCTGCATAGGTCCACCACGCATTGACTGAATACTCGATGACTGACCCGTTAAGGCTGTTGTTGCCGTCTTCCCAAGAGTGATGATCTTGTCGTACTTAGACACTACATTTAGTAATCTGGGTCGACAACATATTGCGGGATGCGGGTAAGGCTCTTTGCCCTGCTTCACACGCTTTCGGTTTAACCGATCTAGAGACTTCTCCATTCTGCGCCAAGAACCTGACTCTTGTCCAGGAGGCTTACAGGAGATCACATGGTCTAGGTCTACATCAGTACGTTTCTGATTAGATATTGTAAGTGCATTACCCCACTCACTTCCCGCACGACCAACGAGGGGGCGACCATGTTGCACTTCGTCTGGTCCAGGAGCTTCTGCAATAGCAACAACAGAGGCCCCCCGATGGAACTCTCCACCGACGGGCCTCCATTCATCTTTATGTAGCGGTCCCTCTGGCCCCAGGGGGCAGATGTCACATTGAGCACCACAACTCTTAGGGCTAAAGGACGACACTAATTAGCTCACAATACCTTGCGCCGCACTCGCGGGGGGAGGCAGTGACACACCAGCGGGTGGTACGGGGGCACCATTAGCTGGAGTCTCCTTAGCCGGAGCAGCCTGCGTAGCGACTGGAGCAGCTTTCTCTGGTGTTGCGCTTGCTGACTTCATTGCATCATACTGAGCCTTAGTCATGAACTTCTTGACTTCGTTGTACGAGCCAGGAACACCCCTTTGACCAGGCACAAACTCGACGTACGCCAAGCGACCGTTGTTTGTTTCAGTCAAGAACCATGAGTCGTTGATCTCTTGGGCGGTTTCAATGTTTTCCTTGGAGTACCCAAGAGATTCAAGAACAGTTCGAAGTGCCGCCATGCGACCACGAACCTGCTTATCAGTGAGTCCTGGGAGAGCGTTCCCACTGTCATCGTAAGGAAGGCTCAGGAACGTAAACATCTTGAATCCGTTCTCGAACTGTACGTGAAAGCGGCGAGTGCCTGGTTTGTCGCTAGCTCCAGTCTCAATGTTTACGATAGAAACGGGATAGACACCGGGCTCAGGGACTGAAGATCCCAGAGAACTGATACCTTGAAACGCGTTGCCGGAAATTTTAATGGCCATGATAGGCTCCATTGTTTGGGTTGTTGGTCAGAATGACCGGGGGGTTAAAAATTATTTACTTGGTGGTGGGGGAGGCAACGCTGGTGAGTTTGCTGCCTTTGTTTCTGTCTTCTGAAAGTCAAAGAGAGACCGATTACCCTGCTGCAACAGAACGCCACGGGCGATGCCGTCTTGGCATGCCCAGCGTAGATGTAGTGGGTTGTCAGTCCGACCTGACACTGCTGACTGGATAGCATCTCGAACAGCAGTACCATTCAACATATCGTCTGCCACAGATTGAGCAACCTCATCTTGCCACTCAAGCCCAGGAAGTCGGCTTAAACGGTAGTTACTTTCGCTTGCACGAAGTATTTCCCTAAGATTTCCAGGAGTCTTTTTGGTGCAGATACCTGTGCGATCACCAGTCACCCACTCAGGGTTTGTCGGGTCACAGTAGTAGATACCAGGAAACCATGGGTCCGGATAATTGGGATCAACCATGGCTCTTATGTTTACGTCACACCAAGAGGGGAGAGTCTCAACTTGATTCCTTGAAGGAACATCTGGGCCACCAGGACAGAACCTGCCGTCAGCGTTTGTGCCTGGCATACGCTCATGAAACGTCATGACCAGGTGAACACCGAGGTGACGAGACAAGTGAGCAATCTCAAGAAGGTGTTGATTCAACTGTTGGTAGGGAAAGAACCTGTCTTTCTTACCGCTTCGACCTGTAGGCGACTGCTCGACCCATTCCAGCATAGAGCGTTTACACATGTGACTGAGGTCATCAACAACAACGGCACCATATTCGAGAGCTTTGCCTGTGTCTGCAAGAGAGCGGAGAAGTGTTACAAGCTCGCTAAGATTCTTTGGTGGGTCAGGGTGAACCGATGGAGTGAAGCCCAATTCATTTTGTGCTACAAGGGTTATTGCTGATGGCACGCCAAGGAACAGCGCGGTCGGAAACGCGGCAAGTGCGTCGCTCGTTTTCTTTTGTTTTGGTTTACCGTAGATGGTAACCATCACGGTTGGAAGCCCACTATCAGATGTCATCAGTTTCTCCAGGTTGGTCATAGCTTTGGGTTATCAAGACTAACAGACGCAGATTTTCTGCACCGGTCAAATTGTGGCTGCTTCGCCGTAGAAGCACATTTTAATTGCAGCGCACGCACCATATCGACCGACACATGAGGTTTCGTGTTGAACCTTTGGCCAGTTCCAATACTCAGGTAACTCAAGATCTAAACGTGCAA